GACAAGCATTTTCATCAAGTCACTTGGTACTGCCACCAGCACTATATGAGAGCATATCGGCAGGCCAAGTCACTTAAACAACATACCACACCAGAGGCCAAGCCAGAGGCCACACCAGAGGCCGTTATTCTCGAAGTAGAGGCCCCAAGGGATGCGGACCTATCTAAGGCCATAGGCGAGGCCCTGACACCTATCATAGCAGGTATTGGCAATAACATCCCTGCAGGCCTTACCGATACTCTGGACGGCCTCAATAGCAGGGTGACGCAACTTGAAACCAAGGCGCCCCCTACTATCAGAATCAAGCGAACCGATAGGCCGGATCAGGAAATTCCAGCGGCCACACACAAGGCTTATCCAGTTATCCGTATGCTCCTGGAGGCCGGATATAACGTCTTGACAGTAGGCCCTGCAGGTTCTGGCAAAACACACTTGGCCGCGCAAATAGCCAAAGATATGGACCTAGAATTCGGAGCCACAAGCGCCTTACTTCAGAAATATGAATTGCTTGGCTACAAAACTGCAGACGGAAAATATGAGTCTACACTCTTCAGGGACCTATACGAAACGAACAAAGAAGACCCAGAAAAAGGTGCCTTGTTTCTATGGGATGAGATTGACGCAAGTGCGCCTGAGGCCCTTGTGGCTTTCAATATGGCATTGGAAAATGGCAAGGCCGATTTCCCTGACGGCAATGTCACAAGACGCAAGGTTTGGGTATCTATAGCAGGTGCCAACACATTCGGCAATGGTGCCGATATGCTCTACGTAGGCCGTAATCCGATTGACGCGGCCACAAAAGACAGGTTTGCTGTAGTGCTTATGGACTATGACGAGGATCTAGAAACATATTTGGCCCTTGATCAGGCAGGCATCCAATATGATATGCCTGCTAGGAGTTACCGGTTACACAGTTACACAGACGAGGATTACAAGGCCTACGTGAGCGACGTACAACAATGGCGCAAGGCCATAACTACTCTAGGCGTTCGCCACATCATATCTCCAAGGGCCACCATAAGAGGCATAGATATGATGGCCAATTGGGGTATGAGTAGAAAGCAGGTAGAGGAATCATTTGTCTGGAAAGGCCTTGATGCGGCCACAGTTCGCAAGATCAAGACGGCCGCTAAAGAAGCCACTACGGAAAGCGAGGCCTAACATGACCAAGGCCATACGGATAGACAAGACTTACACGCTAAGCGAACTCATAGAGGCCGCGCAAACAACCAAGCCAAAAGGTGATTGGATTAACAGTAATTCATCCACAAAAGCCAATGACGATAATTGGCAAGATTGTGACACTTATGATGACGCAGTTACTCTCTTAGGATCTGGATGGCAAGAAGGTCTTAAAAGTCTTGATACGGCCTATATGGCCATCCCAGAAAGCACGCGTGAAATAAGGCCTAAGACCATAACTCGAATCGGCATAGCAGGTTCAAGGCCTATGATTCCCTTGTATGTCGCTGGAGCGCCTGCTCATATGGAAACGTTCACGCGTGAGCTAACGGCGGCCCCGGTGATAAGACTTGTGGTGCCTGTAGTGTATAGCTGGATGGTCAAAAAGACTACCGTAACGGCCTATGGCGCGGCCATAGCGGCCCTTGTAGATAGCCTTGAATCTACTGGTGTTAGCGTTGAAGTTATAGGCGTATGGGCCACTAAGTGCAGAGCAGGATACAAAATAAGGGCAGGCCGCGACACAGTCAAATTCACGATTACTCTGAAAGATGCAGGCCAGCCCCTGGATATGGATTCCCTATCGTTCGCCTTGACAAATTCTTCCTTTGTGAGGCGTCTAATGTTTCGCTTAATGGAAAGCTACAGCGAAACTTATAATAGCTTTGCCTATGGTTACGGCCTGCCGGTACAACCCAAGGCCATATTGCCTAATGACCTAGTACTTGACATGCTAACGGATACAGACAATGGCACAAGTGTAGAATCCTTTTACGAACGCATAAAGGCCTCTTACGAGGCCTTTAATGAAGGATGTGAGGCTTAGACCACATGTGTATTTTGAGGCCCTTAAATGGCCTTATACAGGCCTCTGGAGCAACATGACCAAACTACTTAAGACAAGACTTACTAAAAATCGTAACGCAAGGCCTAGATTCAAGCGCCAATTAAAGGCGCTTAAGGGCCGCAAGGGCCGCAAGGCCATAAAGGCCTATCTAAAGCACTTGATCAATATAGAGGCCTCAGAATGAATCTAATCCCTGTTCTCAAACGTGCATTAGAAAGCGCTGTGTTTTACGAACACACATTCAAGCTTCGGGGCAAGCGCCTTGCTAAATCTGAATATATAATATTGGCCAAGCACTTGGAGGCCCATGGTTGTAAGTGGAGTAAAACAAGTCACGCATTCGAGTTTGCAATCGGCACATGCGCAGTTAAGCAGTTATCCGAAATTCTGGGATTATCTACGCAAGGCGAATGGTCCTCGATGGCCACAGTAACGCTCACGGTTACGTTACCGGGCGAGGACCCCGCCGAGATATCAGAGGTCATGTTTTCGAAGGCGAAAAATTCGGAGGCCTTCGACTATTTTATCGAAATTCTGGACAAAATAAAAGAGGGGAGGTGATACAACATGGCAACCCATGAGCAATTTGAGCAATTCACGTTTTTGTTGAAGGTTCAGGCCTGCTTGATGCATATGGCTCGGTTGGTAGATCCGCGTTACATGTAACTGAGTTACCGGGGAGAGGCCTACCTCTCCAGAACAGACAGACAAAAACTTTTGAAAGGGGATCATCATGTGGAACGAACCGACTAAAGCAGAATTAGCCACACTGCCGAAATTATATGAGTCCGAGAATATGTCGGCAACGGATGTGGTAATCAGAATGCACTTTTTCATGGGGTCCGCAGATTGGTACGTGGCGGAGTATGACGGGAAAGATCGATTTTTCGGCTATGTCAATCTTGGAGACCCGCAATGTGCTGAGTGGGGTTATTTTCTGCTTTCCGAGTTGCGCGATATATGCTTTAGCACTCCGCATATAACCCAAAAAAACGACAAAAGTATCGACATCAATATTAGCACACGGGTGGACCGGGACTTGTATTGGGAACCAAAACCCTTTGGAGATATAGATATAGAAGCTTATAAGGGCGCGAAGTCCTTAATCGTAGCGCCCATGGCTGATGAGGATTACAAGGCCTACGAAAAACGGCTGGAGTCTCTACGCGATAAACTCGACGATTTGAACACCCAGGTCGGAGTGGAGTAACACCGCCCCTTTCGAGGGGCAGGGCCGCAGAACCTGACGCCTCTACGCGGCGCGGCCCATCAACGGTGAATGGCTCATCGGCTAAGTCAGGTAACAAGGAGGTGCACGATGTTGAAAAGGGACAAGCAGTGGAGCAGGGCGGTAGCGAACGCCAAAAGGGCGGTTCGGAAACTGGAGGACGCTAGGCGAGACTTTCTGGCAGACGGCTTGATCGGGGAGACAGTTGGGCAGGAGGTCCGAAATGTTCATGGACAGAGGGAGGGAGAGGAGAGGAAAATCTGGAGCGTGAAGGACGGCGAGGCTCTGCTGGATTCGTCCCCCGTCCTGAGCAGTTACGGCAAGGCGGCGACAGACCAGATCGCCTCAGCTCTGGACGACATCGATTTCATCGATTTTTCCGTGCAGAGCGAAAGGGAAAATATCCAGAGCATCACCTCCCGCCACCGTGAGGTTGCAAGCGGACAGTCCGACCCCGGTCCGACCATAGGGGAGATTGACCACAACCCGGCATACGCAGCGCAGGAAAAATTGTATCACGATGCGGGACGCCCCAGGGAGAGGGTGCCGGAGTTCTTCCCGCTCTATCTCGCACTAGGTTAGCAGACGCCCCCCCGGGGGCAGGGCCACATACCTGACGCCTCTACGTGGCGTGGCCCATCAACGGTGAATAGATCACCGGCTAAGTCAGGTAACAAGGGAGGCGCAACATGACCACAGTAAGGAATACCAAAGACCTCGCAAGTCTCTTTCGGGCCGGACCATATGCCTGGCCCGGAGGATATCCCATGTACGCTGTTACTTCAGACGGTGCCGTCCTGTGCTGGGATTGCCTCAAGTCTGAGTATAGCCTTATACAGGACAGTGTGAGGGATAACTGCGAAGATGGATGGAAAGTCGAAGGGGCAGACATAAATTGGGAAGAGGCCGACTTGTCCTGTGACCATTGCAGAGAATATATCGAATCAGCGTACTAACCCCTGGAGGTGTGACATGATCGATACAGTAACAAGCGCCATCGATGCCGCCGTAACTGTGTATATCGCCACCATGACCGCCATGGTGTTGTTGCTTATCGCTTCTTGAGAGCTGGAGGTAAAGATGAAAAAAGTAATCGGGGGACTACGTTACGACACAGAGACCGCTGAAAAAGTAGCGCAACATTGGGATGGCTACCAATCCGATCATGGGCACGTGTGCGAATCGCTCTACCGGACCAAAAACGGTAGGTGGTTTTTGGCTGGAGAGGGCGGTCCGGCCAGCCGTTACGCTAAAAGCGTAGACGGTAACGGACGGATCGGGGGAAGCGGGATTGTACCGGTTACTCCGGAAGTAGCAAGGGAACACCTTGAAGGCTGGGATCAATCCGAGGCTTCCGAGGCTTTCGAGTATTTCGACATCAAAGACGCATGAGCAACCGCCATCCCACAGCCCCACCCAACCCAGTTAGTGCAAGGAAACCATGCATGTTACTGAAAAGGAGTATGCCATGAACGTGGTACGGATGACAAAAGGCGAAACCCTGGAAGATGTAAATCAGGATATTCAGCATTTGGTCGCTGAACTAAATAGAGTTACCGGAGTAATGGAAATCATAAGTTATAAGCTATCCGAGTTGAAAACCATGACAAGTGGTTATTCAGCAAAGTTAAATACTGTAGATCGGGACCTGGAAACCCTATTCGAGATAGCACGGGAACAACCCAGGCTATACTAGATTTATACATAGTTATAGCTGGGTTACATGTATATATATAGCCAGCCGTCCATTAAACGCGCGAGAGGGGTTATCATATAATGAGCCACAAACCGGAAGAGGTAGCACATCCCCGAGGCGAGAAGGGGTTAATGGTGAGAAAAGAAGATGCGAGAGAGTCGTACGCTCAATGGCTCGCGACACCGTCGCAAAATAGAATGCCCAAAACCCAGGCGGAGCTTGCGGAGCAATTTGGTATATCCAGAGAGTCATTGCGTATCTGGAAAAGTGATCGGGATATTGCAAAGCGCGTGTTGCAGTTGGTCAGTGTTCATATGACAGACAAGCACGCCGATGTCGTGGAGGCGCTGATTGGTGAATGTGTATCTGGTAACGTGCGGGCAATCGAGGTATATTTCAAGTGGGCCATATTGACAAATATGGAATTTGCAGAAGAGAAGGAAAAGGTTAGCGCCTTCAAGAGGGCGTTGGAGGTTTTCCAAACCGGAAGAATAGCCGAGATGATAGACGCTATTCAGGCAGCACAAAAAGCTCCACCCGTTACTGCTGAGGTTGTTACTAAGAAACCGGACTTCACACAGGAGGTCATAGATGTCACAACAACAAAAGAGCGCCAAGAAAGTGTATAGTAAAAATTGGGGTGGTGCCAGAGAGGGATCTGGGGCCGCCCGTAAATGGGATGGGGAAGAATGTGAGAATATAACGTTTCGCGTTCCAAGGATAATACTTGCCCGATTGGCAGAGTGTCAAGAAGAAGTAGGACTCAAAAACCGCAACGAAGCGTTAGTATACCTGCTTGATCCGGCACTGTATACCCGTAGTAACCCGAAAAGAATCAAGACCGATCCTGGGCCGCAGAAAGAGAAGGTTGTGATTACGGAACTTTAGACTTGACATATTGTCCAGTATGTCTTATTATTGAGATACAAAATTATTGAGATACAAATTATCTGGAGCGAATGGTCCTCTTTTTAGAGTGGTCTGGGGTCGTAAGACGCAACGCGCACTAAACGGAACCGCTCCAGATAACATTTCGGTGGAGCAACATTTACTATGGGACATATAAGAGAAGGTAAGCGCGGAGGTCATCTGCAACCAAGAAACCATCCGTGGAAGAAGCTTTTCAAGCCGCGCAACCCTAATCAAAATATTGGAAGTTTGGAAAATTGGGAAAGCCCGAAACAACCTGAGAAATCCCTGTTTTCTCAGGGCGACTTGTTTGTTGAGGGTCGAACCTCTGTAATAGAATTAAAAAAAGTTCTGGGTGTAGGAACTTATACCCAACGGTCTCATAGTGATGTTGTATCTATTACATACCTGCAAAATTTGAGTCCGGATCTGTTTACGGAAGCGGCTAACAATATACTAAGGGGAGAGTGGTGAGGAATCTCAGAAAACGTTTTAACGAGTACCTTGACATGAGGGGCTTGTCCCAGGTCGAGTTTGCTGATAAGATAGAGCTTGATCCAGCAACCCTGAGTAAGCTTATGCTGGGTAACAGACTCGCATCGCGTGAGGCCGCTATTTCTATTCACAAAGAAACAGATGGAGTGATATCATTTACCCATCTATGGGGTCTGTGATATTGTAACCCGATGACCTTGGTCCTGTCATGGGAAACCGTAATTATTATGCTAGTTACTAGCCTCGGGGGAGATTACGGCAACCTGTTGAGACTCTGGTCTGGGATTGCCAAATAGGGAGGACAATCCCTTAAGGGTTACATCGTAGGGGGGGGCCTGTTTGGGGAAACAGGATAACCTCCCCCTACAGAATCAAACAAGGGGAGGTAGACCGATGGCTGATATAATAATGGGATCAGAGATCAGTTTAGATGAATCGCAAGGCGTGCCGGTGTATACCGGACAGATGAATACGCCTTTCGGTGAAGAGTGCTCTGCTATTATTATGCGAAGCGGGCAAGGGGCCATAATTGTAGAGCGCGATAACCGGAACGTGTTTTTCAAGATCGCCAACGATGATATGGAGATTTTTCTGGATGGATCTGGCGAAGAAGGAGGGGTGTTATTCGGAGTCTTGATGCATATATTTCAGTCCAGGGGAAAGTTTTGGGACAGCGTGCGCGAAACTATCCTACTCGCTCCCATGGTGGCTCATGAGGCCAAAAAGATAGGGCTTGTAGATGACAGCGCTAATATTGATAACTTTGATTTCAAGGGCTTGGTCCAGGCCTTAAGGACTGCCCGAGAAAAGTAGTAAGTTCCCGCCCCCGGCATGTTACTCTAGCTGTCGGGGGTAAAACTATGGCCAAAACTAACCCAAGGGGGTAACACAATGGCCAGAATCGAGAAGTCAAGTAGCTACGAGATTCATCCAGAAGAGGCAGGAGAGGGCGTTGTTCTGGGGTGGTTCGATCATGGCATAGAGACCCATCCTAAATATGGGGACAAGCACAAAGTCGCCCTAAAAATAATGTCCACCACCCACAGCTACGTGTGGGATGGAGAGGACGAAAAGGGCAAACCGATCAGGGAAGAGAGGCCCTTCGTGTTGACCCAGAAAGTTAATCTGGCAACAGGGGAACGCTCGACCTGTTACAAGTTGCGCCGCAAGTTGCTGGGACGTGCGCTCCGGGATTCCGAGAATGGAGATTTGGCTCTGGTAACAGAGACAGATCCAGAGTCTCAGGGTATCAGTGTTCGTTACGAGATCGAGCATAACAAGTGGGCACCCCCAGGGGGCGAGGAGATGACATTCGCCAACATCGTGTTCCTCAAGGTTACAGAGGATGCCCGCGAAATCAAGCCTGAAGAGCTGGAGTTATCTGAGCGTATTCAGGAAGCAATCTTCAAGCGGATAGAGGCACGGGAAGAAGAGGAGGAAAACGGTGGCACCGGTCAGGTTGACGATCTGAAACTCACAGCAATAAATCTGATTACGTTTCTGGGGTCACAGGGAGTTTATGATAAAGAGAAGGCTGAAAATTACAAGGCCTTCGTAGACACAGCCTCCAACAAGAAGCTGGAGGTGTTTATTGCTCGCTGTGAAAAGGATGCCAAAGATAGTGATCTGAAAATTCCAGTTGGCACATATGACGGGCTACCATTTTAACCCGAAATAGGTAGCACAGCCGGGGGGCGTGCAATGCGAATTGACCAAGGGACACATTGTAAACCCCCCGGCTTTAACCTTTGGAGCGTGATGCCAAAGCTAAATCTGGAAGCTTTCGGTTACCGGTTACAGAATATGGGTGGTCATGATTGGATCTTCACGTCACCGTCCGGTGATCGCCACACGGTAGACATGGATAAGCCGGAGTGTAGTTGTCTATCCAGAGAGCACCCTTACTGTAAGCATGTGCGATTTCTGGCAGGGCTTTACTGCATAATGGTGGACATCTCGGAACCCGAAAATTTACCAGTTACAATGCGAAGACTAGGGGAAGCATGAACCCGTCAGCCAGAACTCTTGCAGAACTCAGAAAACAGGGTATTTCAGCCTGTGTTGTAGAGCGCTGGATAGCTCCAGCCAGACGGCGCGTAGACATGTTTGGCTTTGCTGATCTGGTTGCACTCCCCAATGGGGGTATAACGGCCATACAGGTCACTTCAGGGTCTAATCACGCCTCACACAGGACAAAGATCACGGGCTGTCCAGATGCCCTTAAATGGCTTGATCTGGGCGGTCTGATCGAACTGTGGTCCTGGCGTAAACTGAAAGTCAAGAGAGGCGGGAAGGCTGTCAGGTGGACACCTAGAATAGAAGCAATAACCAAGGGAGACTTTGGCCATGAAACAGACACAGAAACGCATGATAATTAATTATATGTTGGAGCATGGGGCTTTAACCCCCAGAAGCGCTCTGGAAATGTTTGGATGTTTCAGGCTTGCGGCCAGAATTGCCGAGCTTCGCAAAGAGGGTTGGAAAATATCTACTACGATTACCCAACAGGGTTACGCACTGTATAGACTTCACAGGGCAACCTGATGGATCGCCCCGACATAGAGAACATAAAGAAGACATGTGAGGCCTATGGTGAGGGCCACGGCATTTGGGTTATCCAGAATCTATGCGAGTACATCTTGTTACTGGAAGCGCATGGGGGCTGGACTCATCAGGGAGCATCGCGCTGGTTTCAGGACACATGTGGTCTGATCGGATGGGACCCACCGCCCTATTCCTGGTTCGCACGGGTCTGTCGATCCTACGGTTACCAGACTCCTATTGGAGTTCTGCGCAGGTTTGCAAATCAGGGTAAGACCGTAATGGATCTGAATGGAAGTCCATTACCCTACTTCGGGGCAATAATGGAAAACATTCATATTGAACAGCAAAATACTCCTGAAGGTAAAAAGCCACCCTATAGAAAGGAATACGAGGTTTCAAAATGACATGCAGACGAGCTATATGAACAAAGTCAGGCACAAAGTCGATATACCCAAGACCGATAGACCGTTACCGCAATCCATGGAAAGCGAACGCGGGGTTCTTGGCGCGATCATGACATATGAACATATTATAGATGACTGCCGTGACATTCTGACGGAAGACATGTTCTACAGATCCAACCATAAAAAGATTTTCCATTCCGCCTGTCTGTTGCGCGACAGGGGTGATCCTATAGATCAGGTAACAATAGCCGAAGAATTGATTCGCGTAGGGGATCTCGAAAAAGTTGGGCATCATAATATAGCTTCTCTGGCTGGTGATGCGGGAGCGGCTTCACATACTACGACATACGCAAAAATCGTGCGTGACGATTATGTGAGGCGAACTCTGATAACTCGCACGGAACGTATCAGACAGGACGCCTTTGAACGAACATCAGCCGAAGAGTTACTGTCAGAGGCATCGGCCATATCAACCGATCTTGAAATAGGCGGTGGAGAGTATCATACTATTGGAGAAGTTGCAGAGAAGGCCTTGGCTGGAGCAAAACTCGCCAAAGAGAATCCGGGTCAAATACTTGGATTTCCCACTGGCAACAGAAGGATCGATGACATTACAAACGGGTTCCAGCGCACAGATCAAATTATACTTGCGGGACGTCCTGGAATGGGTAAGAGTGCGATAGCCTGGAACTTGGCCAGAGCGGCAGCAGAAAGCCCTGGTAACAGCGTTTTATGGATAAATCTGGAAATGAGTAACTTCCAGATTGGAAATCGAGCGCTAGCGTCAGAGGCTGAAATCGATTCTCACAAGATGCGCCGGGGACTACTTGGCAAGGATGACTTTTTCAAGTTACCAGATGCCGCGGCGACCTTCAAAAATCTACCGATCTATTTAGATGAGAAATCACGGACGCTGGAAGAAGTCAGGGCCAGTATCAGAAAAGCCGTCAAGAAATATAATATCGGTTACGTAGTGATAGACTACCTGCAACTTGTCTATCCACCCAAAGACTCCTATGGCCAGAGAGAACAAGACGTAGCTCAGATCAGTGCGGCATTTAAAGCCGAAGCCAAGCGTCAGAACATATGCATCCTGCTCCTATCTCAACTCAGCAGGAGTCTGGAGTCCCGAAAAGACAAACGTCCAATCCTGAGCGATCTACGGGAGTCCGGGGCGATTGAACAGGACGCCGACATGGTAATCTTTGTCTACCGGGACAGCTATTATGACGAAGACGATCTTAGAGATAAGGATGCTTGCGAGATCTGTATTGCCAAACAGAGATCTGGTCCCACGGGGACAGTAACAATTTCATTTAACCTGACCACCGGGAGGATTTCTGAACGATGATAGCCGATCTATCCGCACCCGAGCTATTTGTCTGGAAGTGGCAGATGGAAGAACACGGACACTTTTACACGGATCTGGCTCAATTAATTAGCAGGGCTGATAAGCGTAACCGAGATCTATTGCGTAAGGCATATCCGGACGCCGTAGAAGGCATAACACAGTATAAAGAAGAATCCAGATGGTGGGAGAGTGTTCAGCGCAAGGCTAAAAAGGGAAAGGGTACCTTCAAGGAGAAGCCACAATGAAAGATGAAGACGCTGACACCTGTGCGCTTATTAGAGATCTGTTCGAGGATCTTGATCTTGTCGATGAACTTGCAAGCCGGAAAGAACAGGAAGAGGAAGTATCCAAGATCGTAAATCGAGTAGAAAAGCTAACCAAATGGGTGGGGCACGATACCATGAGGCGATGCTGTAATCTGGTGACACAAAGAGAATATGGACTATGAGCAGCAGCCAAAAAAGGATAACTCATGCAAGAACTGTTACTGGTAACCGTGATGGTTATAACAGCACTATGTGACTCGTTTCGAGACCAGATGAGATCGGGACCCTATCGCCGACCGGAATCCCATCTGATATGGCCCCTGATAGATATATGGCACCTTACCAAGAATATCGGCCTGAACGCCCCCTGGGGCTATTTACTGGCCTGTTGGTTTTTTCCAGGTCTAAGTCCGCAATACTGGATATCGTGGCTTATAGGGGCTGTAACGGCTTATTTAGCCTGGAAAGTGGTTCCCAGGCCGAGCTGGTGGAGATAAATTGAAGATTTTCAAGCCAAAACCGAAAAAGAAGTGGCCAAAGAAGGCTACTAAGGCAGATCTGGAAAAGCGTTTCAGGCACAGGTGCTACGAGGCTCGGTCCGTAAACCTAGTAACAAAGGCCTGTCCCGAATGTGGCAGCAAAAGCTGGATATCATTCGGAGACAGGCCTGATGTCTTACGATGTCACTACTGCTATATCTGGCCTTCTAGTCAAACATAGATTGCATTCCGGGCATAAATGATGCCGGGTCTCTTGTTCGCGTAATCGTGTCCGGAGATGGGGGTGGAGGTGGGGGTGAGCCTGCGTGTGGGGCCGACAACATGGGTCCAGGAGCTGCTATGGATGGGCGAGGAGCAAACTTGGGTCCCCAGGGCGTTCCCATAGCCAAAAGATCTTTAGTCTTCATCTTTTCCAAAGCACTAAACGGAATACCCTTCAAGTTCATTTCAATCTCCAACTGGAACGCAATCTCATCTTCTCTTTCCCTTACTTTTCTATCTGCCTCACTCATATTTAGCCTGTTTACCACATCGCCCCAGGTGAGACCCGCAACCACCATTCCACTAAGCTTTGCCTCCTTTGCAATCTTAGCACAAATCGTAGTTACATTTTTTGCATACGCTTTACCGGTTCCGGCTGTCAGAAGTATACTAGATACCATTTTGGGGGATGTCATTGCGAGACCAGCAACACCGCCGATGGCACCCAGAACCATCAGGGAAGGATCTCCCAAGGCCACACCTACAGTACCAACAGTAACAAGACCTTTGGCAACGTCCATAACCGAGCTTCTGGATACCAACCCCGACCCAAACATATCCTTAGACCTGAAGCCCGCTATGCGGGACGCCAGAAGTGCTTCTTTGGACCCTGGCCCAGAGTTGAGTTTAAACTTTTCGGCAAAAGCTTGTCTGAGTTCCATTCTGTGCTTCCCGTCCATAGCGGAAAGGATTCTGCCCATGGAGGTTTCTGGATTCTTGGCGTCCAGACCAAAAAGCACAGCGACCTGTCTACGCATCTCCGACATCGCTTCGTAACGTTTTGCAATTTGTTCGTAGGAAACGCCTTCGCTATTTTTAATATCTTTAATTGAATTATATACCCGCGTTCTCAATTTTACTACAAAGGCGTTCGAGGGAGACGAGGGCTGTGCCATCATAGATTTGTCTATTATAGAATCCAGAGACTTCTTCAGTTGATCCATCTGAAGAAGCGAACCATGTTCTTGTGATAAGACAAGATCTATAGCCTTACGCATGGTTTCTCGTTCTCCCTTATTGGTAATATCGCCTTCTGCGATGACAGGCCTTCCTTTTCTGTCCTTTGCTTCGCCAACAATTAGCATGGCATCCATTTTTGTGGATACAGCCGGTGCTTGTCTTTCGGTAATACGCATTGTTCCTACTGGTTCTGACAAATAACGTGTCCCAGACGGTTTGAATTGGAAAAGCTCTAGTAGAACTTTGTCTTTTATATGTAATCCGAGAGTCCCAGGCTGAATATTGGCATCTTTAATTCTCTGAGCATTTTCAGGAGAAATCTCTAGAACGTTTCCGGGAATATTTGAATCGGTAAGCACAAGCTTTTTACGACGATTTGCCCTCGAAAGCTCTATGGCCTTCAATAATTCTCCACGCCCTTCTGGGAAAATACCAAAATCTTCTAAATCTTTGAGTATCCCCGCCTTAACATCATCAAGTCTGTCCAACATAGTACCAGGAACGCCTTCTTTAACATCCACTATGCGCATGGGATCGGTTTTCTTGAATCCGCCACCTGGTCGCGTGCCACCTGTCCCTTTCATGTCAAGTCGGTATCTTTTTACCTCATCTTTCTTGAAGTTATCCATCATTTCAATAAGTTGTTCAACAGTATGATGCAAAGATCTTTGACCACTTCTAGCCGCCTTGAACTCTGCAATATCGGGACCGTTATATTTTTGCAGGCGTAACACATCCATAATGTTACCACCGTTCTGGAAAATAGTCTCAGCAGTCAAAACATTTTTTTCAGCCATGTCAAGAATGTAGCGAGGTATTTCGTCCCCTCCACCTGTCATAATTCCCAACATTCCGGTGGTAACTTCCCCCGCCTGCTTTGACGCCCAACCCGATGCACCATAAAATTTGTCTTTAAATTGGCCCAGGCCCAAAGGATTTGTTCTCATTTCTGACTTCATACGCATCTCGCCAACCGTCTTCGCAGCACGCCTAGCCAGAAACGCCTGCCCACCTGTCCATAAATCCAATAGATCCCAACCAAATCCAAGCAAATCCTCTTCTATCGTCTCTTTTGGGTTCATGATCCTGCGCGTAAAGCTTTCACGCACCCCTCTGGCTATTCCGGTTCCAAGCCAGCTGGCAGCTGGATCGTCCTCCAGCCACGTTCGCAGCCCACCGGCATAACCATCCCCGTATTTCAGTTCTTGTAACTTCAGTAACACATCAATGGGCATCCCCGACATTGTCTGCATCACCATCTTGCCTGTGTCCAGTGGATGTCTGCCCATATGCGAAAAACCAGCGACTAGGTTGCCAAAGTTGGTGGGAATGTTCCACTCCGTCCGCTGAAAATCTATGCCTTCCCTAAAAAGCGGACCCCAACCCGTATGGCCTTCGGGGGTTTGGAACGGGGCCTCCCCTGTCTCCGTCATATCCTCAATACGTTTAAATACGTCTCCGGCCGGAGCTGGACGAAATCGAGATCTAATATTCTCCGCACTCTTTTCGTCTTGTATTCGTTGCTGGAATTCAGAGAGATCCGGTCTAAGGCGTTTCAACGCCTCCAAAGCCTCTCCTTTTTTGTCTTCTGAAGATGTTACTCCACCCGAAGATGACCGTAAAGCGCGGAGTGCTTCTTGTGCTTCCTCCCTTTGTGCTTCCTCCCTGCGTCTCTCTGGAGGTCTAAGATCATACGAATGCTTATCGCCCAGATCATACCCTACGCCTTCTGGCATTACCTTCTCCTTACGAACACAGCATGATTACTCAGCATTTTCCGATTCAATCGGGTCCTCTGTTAGACGCTTAATTTCAGCTTCATGAGCCTTCTGCTTAGCCCACGCAATCCAAGCATCTTGTTGCTCTGGGGTTAATTTATCAATCAGAGCCTCTGCATTTGGCGCCTCAGACAACGCAAGGAAATCTACACTACCATCTTCATTTAATGGTACCTCCGAGGAACTTCTGGCACCCGTCCCTTGAGGTCCCGAAACATCAGTCATCTTCGGCACAAACTCGTCTGGGTCTAATCCTGACCCGCGCTTAGAAACCGCCTTGGCAATAGCATCTTGTCTATCTTTTGCCGCTTTCGCATGAACCCCAAGCTTATCAATAAGCGTCTCGGCAGGTATCGACTGCTCGCCTACCAAGTTTAAATAGAATACCTCTTCACCTTGATTGATCGCAGCCCCCGTAGCTTCACGCCGGATGTTATCCATGAGCAGGTTAAGCAATGTGAGAAATTCCCTTGTCTTCTCCGATCTGGCGCCCTCGCCAAACACTGCTACGTTGACTTTGTCGTAGACAGCGCCCCACCTGCCCAAATCACTTCTCAGATCTGCACTGGATTCAATTTGTTTAATAAGATCCTGAGTAATCTTCCATGTATTTTCTGCCTCGCTCCAATCCGTTTCCTGTTTAGGAGTCATCTGCTCCAGCGAAATATTATACTTCGCGATACCAATTTTCATTTGAGCGACTGCTAAGTTGTATCTATCCAGCTTAGCGGCTTGTCTCATTGAAAATTTGGCTTTGAGCTGTTCTCGCGTGAAATCCCATTTATCTTGATCCAATTGCCCCGTCTTAGTCCAGCCGATTGGTGTCTCTGAGTATTCTATACCCCTAGTCGGATCTGCGTGTTGAATCCGAAGTATTTGCTTGCCGTCAGAAGAGACAACAGTGCTAATTGCCCCGGGGGTTGCATACTCTACGATAAAATTTTGTTCATCTGGTCCAGGATTTTTATTTTCAAAAACCATCTTCCCCGTTTTTTTGTCATGGTAAAGAAGTTTTCGCGCACCCAAACGTCCTTCCACCCTCGTTCTTTTCGTTTCAGCATTCATCTGTTTTATAGCCAACTCGGTCTCTTTTTGCTTTTCTAGGCGATCCCGGTAGTCCCTATTTTCGCTACCCACCTTACCAGACAACATAATCGCAAGAGGCTGACTATCGCCCTTAGCCATTGCAAGAAGAGACGCAATCAGGGCAGCCTTGCCTACCGGACCACTCGATTGTTTGCCCTTGCCCGTAGCCTCCAGAACCATATCATCCAAAGCTCGATTGACGCCGCCAAAAATACGCTTAAAAACACCGCCACCACCTACATCTTCTTCCAATGGCGGCATTGCCACGTTTGGAGTCATTGGATCAGGTAGACCAGCTCCAAGCCCAGGACTTATTTCACCGCGCATCATAGATTCTACGTCTGAGGGTAACCCAATAGAAAATGCCATAAAAGTATCCTGTTCTGGTTATTGTCCGGTTTGGAAATTTGGACCCTGAAGGATTGTCGTAATCACTTCATCCCACCGATCCGGCTGATCTGATCGATTTGCAATAGTACTAAATATGTTACTGGCATCCGTACCAGACGAGCCACCCCGGGCACCCTGACCAGTTACCCAATCCATTCCAAGTCTTAGACCCTCATCACTATAATCACCCTGTGCTCCAATAATAGCATTATTCCATCCAACTTCCTTTATATAATCAGCCATCAGATCATCCGTAATTTGTTTTCTCTCTCTTTGTTGTTGGGCAATGTCAGCAGACGATGTTTTTAAACCAAATCCCAGATTCTCAATATTCTGTTGGTTGAAGTTAAACAAATCCTGCAAGGCGTTACGCCGAAAAGGTTCTTCCGTTTCTGCTTTCTTCATACCAAATCCGATTCGCGCATTTGCCATTGCATCAAGCACGTCCCCCTCATAATCCTGAATACGGGATGGCCCAAGAGGAACATCAAGCTTATTAGTAACGCCCAGAGTATTCAATATTATCTGGCGTTGTTTCTCCGCGTCGCGATCAATTTTGCCCATAACCTCCTGCATTATGGAGTCTTCTATGTCATCATACGGATTAGGCGCAAAAAGTCGATCTATATACTGTTGCCCCAGAAGATCACCAGCACCCGTAGTGCCAAGTATCATGTCAGCAAGGGGACCTCTATACAGGCCCCTGTCATCCACGAGTGGATCAAACTCAGGCTGAGAAAAGTTTGATGCTCCATCATCTGATCCTATATCACCATTAGTATTCAAACCTTCATCCGAATCCTCTGTGCCAAAACCGCCTTCTGTAAAAAAAGTATCCATCCAATCCCAAAACGCTCCATCGCCTTCTCCGCCCCCCTCGTCATCGCCGCCAGAAAACCCACCCTCTGTATCTCTCTGTCCAGGAGAGGCCTCTTTATTATCAAAGTATGCACTCAGGGCGGTGGCTGTCTGATTTCCAGACCCTCCCTCATTTAAGAAGAAATCACTGCCGCCGCTTGCGCTAATCAGATTCAATGCATCTTCGCGAGACATACCCTCTTCGTATCCAAGTCCACCAAGAATGAGATCTATCTCGCCCCCAGAAACTTCTTCGCCACTTCGTAACCGACCGATTATGTCATGAGCCTCAGTTACGTTGTCTACCCCAAACTGCTCTTCGAGCCAAAGCTCAAAGTTCATATCGAATCCATCTACATCTACATCTACATCTCCATTTCCGGCTCCACCATTTCCGGCTCCACCATTTCCGGCTCCACCATTTCCGGCTCCACCATTTCCGGCTCCACCATTTCCGCCGCCTTGATTGCCAGCCGGAGTCCTTCTGGTTTGGACTACGTTTCCATCTGCATCGTAGCCCGTCTCCACAATAACCTTCCCATCCTCTTCAAACCTGGGATTTCCCCACCGGACAATCTCTGACGGCAGGCCTTTATCGTCTATATTTACATCTACGCCGTTATCGGAAGGAGGTGTGCTAGACACAAACGCAGCATCATCAAACGGGGATATACCAACCGACTCCAGTAACTGATTAAAAGCCTGAATGTCAGAACCCTGAATATTGGGATTGAACCAATTGCCGGTATCGTATCCCTGCGCGAATTTAAGCCAATCATCCCAATCTATAGTCTCTCCACCAGATTCGAGATCAAACCAGGGATTGTCGGATGCCGGTTTCAAATAAGCTTCCGTAAACAGATCAAACGGATCACCCCGCGTCGATGACGATCCGTTACCATCTCCGTTGCCCACCTGAGTTCCAAACTGGTCCAGAGCAACTTGTGCGGGGTTTAATTCTAAACTGGTAACCTTACGGGCCTTACCCTGTCCGGGATTTGGTAGCGGAGACATGGCTAGATAGCCCCTCCGCCCAGTAAAGCCCTAAGTGCATTGATCAATGAGGAGTTATTTCCAATAGCGTTTCCCATGGCGAGTTTTGCTCCAACACCGTTTCCAACACCGTTTCCGGCACCGTTTCCAGAACTCGGAGGCCTCATAGCCCTTCTACTCATAAAAGAGTTAAGCGCAGACCCCAACTGCTGGTCCCCATTCTGGGGACCGGTCCCCAACCCGAGTCGACTACTGGTTCTAAGCGGTCTGTTTTGACTGTCTAGATTCCCTGGGGAGAACGGGTTGACCCTGCGCCCTAGACTTAAACGCTCCAAGGGCAATGTCTGTGACTGTCGGTTACCAAGAGCACTGGACAAATTCCTCGTGAACGGACCCATAAGCTCCCGATTCTCTTTATAGGCCTGCATCATCATCTTCCCAATCTCATTCTGAAACCTCTTGGCATCCCTTCCCTCGCCCCCGCCAAATAAAGTCTTGGCAGCCGATGCAATAGTTAGTAACTCTGGTAACATAACTAACTCCTCAGTGTGTGAATTACGGCATTATCATCCTCGGTTTCCACTTCCAGCGATACAGCCGAGGCCTTTCCCCGCTTCGCTTCTGGGTCCCCAAACACCTCAGCTACAACTTCAACAACAGGAGCCTTCTTGCCAAACCTGCCCGCTATGTCCTTCATGGCCCTGAGATACTTCGCAGACCGTCTCCGGACAGACTGAAGATACATAACCAACTCCGTCCGTAATGCCTCCACATCCATCTCCGCAAGCTTACTGTCAACATCAGCTCCAAGTTCTGCCTGTTCCTGCGCCAACTGCACAAGAGCGATCTTGTTACTGACCTGATTAATCTGGGCTATTGCTGCCCCGAGCTGTGCGTGTAGCTGCTTGATCTGCCAAATCTGTTCCAAATCCGTTGTCTCTACCGACATGTCCCTATCTCCCTAGGTGAATAAGTCTGATCTTCTCCCACATTGCCACCTCTGCGGCAGGATCAAGTCCCACCAAAACCAGCACTCTCGACTCCATTGACACAGTAGCCTTGACCACTCTGAGAAGTAACCAGCCCACCGTATCAGTGTCCGTGCCATCGAGTGTTACCGTATAGTCTCCATCAGAAATTTCTGTCCAGGTTCCGTCACTGGCCGCTGCATAAGCCGCACCATTCTTGGAAATCTCAATAGTAGGTGACGCAACGCTCGCCTCCAGTGTTTCTCCGTCTGAAATATCTACAAGTGTTACTGGAACCTTCTGTGCGGCCTTGGCAACACCCACACGTATTGTCGGCTGAGATCGAAAGATATCAGCCATCAGCCAAAATCCTTTATGCTGATAGTAACAGGCTCACCACTCTGGATCGCATCTGCGATTACGGGATAGATTCGTTTGTAGGCAGCCTTGGACTGAGAAACGTGTCCAGACGAAATAACATTATTATTGGGGGTGTCGCCAACCAGAATACATCCCTCCGTATCGTCCTCATCGTTACCTATGTGAATGTAAATCCACTGGAACCCAGGAACACCTACAACCCAGAGCATCCCGGCGTGCATGTCTGGGAAGCGTGTTTTATAGCGCGGATGAATCGAACCTTCCGTCCTAAGTTTTACGACATAGATCCCTGATGGTATTCGCGTATCTCCAGGGATTTTAATAAAGTTACGAGTATCCTCTATCGTGTAACACTGAAACTGACCATTCATGTAAAACGCGCCGATGGTCGTTTTGCTTTGCGTGGAAAGCCTTAGAACTTCAACGTGCATGAGTGTTATTCATTTCATCACCAACTTGTGGGCAATCGTTAAGAGTATCCAGATTAAGGCGCTCGCGTAGATAAGTACCTGCCAGCCCTGAGATAACTGGCCCAGAAATATGATAACATCGGCCAGGAACTCGGGGATTAAAAACAGGATCTCCGGGTCCTCGATGATCCGCTCGGCAATCTTCTCGCCGATGAAAGTCAAGGTCGCGCCGAAGATGGACGAGGCCCCAAAGAGACGGTTCGCACCTTTCGCCGCCACCTTCTTTACGGAGATTTTCTTCCGCTTCGGCTCCTTCGTCGGCTTCTTCGGCCTCTCCAGGCCGCGCCTCTCTCTCCACCGATCCTGATGCTTCTTGCGGTGTAAGTTGTTCAAGTCGAACTGGTTCATTGGAATACTTCCTGAACATCGTCAATCTCTCTTGAAGTCCTTGATTGCTCCAATTATAGGAGCAGTAACCTTTTCTGCCGATCTCCCGACAACATAACCTCCAAGCCCCAGCTGTAGGAGGGTCCAGGCCTGATCTGCTAATCTATTCACCAGCCACCCGAAGCTATCACAGACCACCAGCAACAGGAACACCATCATCGTTATCGGTCTCCAGTTACGTTGTAACCAGGATTTCCCGGTAGCTTCCGCTGTTACAATCTTGGACTGAGACTCAACCAGGGATTTTTCGTACTCCAGCATCCCCGACATAACCTGAGTCTGTAATGCCGTAAACTCATTTTTCAGCTGAAGCTTTTCTTCGTCCGACGTGTGAACCGCATCTACGATCTTACCAGCCGCACCAAATAGACCTGTTATCTGACTCAGACCTATCATTTAGAGGCTCTGGAAACTTCGGCTCTGGCCCTCTTGAGCTTCTTCAGTAACGCAGCTCCACCACCTGCCATCGCTGACCCAGAGATGACATTATCCAGCCAGGGCCGTATCTTGGAGATTGTAACCGCAAAACCCTGCGGTGGCCCGTTCTCGGCAAGTTCCACACTCGCGATGTCCTCTATCAGCGTGATATCAAATACCACACAGATCAGAACAGCTATCAGGAGCTTGATATCGTCCTCTCGATTATCTGTGGATAGGATGACACCCGAAACATTCTCATAGGCGAAACCCACAATAGTTGCGATCAGAACAAATATGGTCACGCTTTCCACTACTTGCTCAAAACCCATATTAATTTCCCTCTCCTGCTGAGATTTTCTCGGTTTTAGTCTTGCCCTCCTGCCCGTTATCATGCAGGGCCAGCAGCATCTCCTTCGCACCGCGCAGTGTACAGATTTGCGGATCATGGTCTGCGAGGACGTTCACTCTCTGCTGTATCTTCTCGTCCAGCTCCTCTATGCTCGGTATCTTGTTCATGCTGCCTCCAGTGCTGCGAGTCTCGCCTCGACCTCTTTGAATGCGTTGACCATAACAGGAATGAGTCTGCCCTGACTCATCCCCAGCACAGGAACTCTAGTCTCTGGAGCATTTATGTCAGAGCTTTTATTAGTGTTCTCACTGCTCTGGTCAACCAAATACGGCGCGACTTCTTGAACCTCTTGTGCGCTGAAGCCAACGCGCTCCACTCCATCATCCGCCCCCATTCCATACTTGCCATTATACTTGAACTTGATAGGCCGCAGCCGATTAATCACTGCAAGGCCATCGGTGAAATTTGCAACGTCCTTTTTAGATGTTATATCTGAAAGAGAGTTTACAGTTCCATCGTTAGTATATGTATTACCTCCTGAGTTCACTCGCAATTTTTCTACAGGGGTATTTGCACCGCCAGTAGTAACCCAGATACTCCATCGCCCCGGGACAGAATCCGCACCGGGTGATCCATCCATAGTCACACGCATCATACAACAAGCATGGTCAAGGTTTTCCCCATCATCTACCTGCCACGATATTTGGCCAACACCCTCTGTGTCTGCGGGGCGGGTATCATGGTCGAGTGCTCCAAATGTAGCTTGACAACTCTTCACAAACTGTAATGTGGATTGAGCCGTATTGCTGGTACTGTATGTCCCCAGTATCATCGAGCCATCTACGCCATGTGTTGTACCGAGGATTTGCAACTCTGGCACAACTCCTGCCGAGGTCACCTGTGCTGTATGCCCAATGACCACCCCTTGACCATTGCCGACATGCAGATCACCACCTGTGAAACTGTGATACCCTGCTGTGTTGTAGACGAGATTGGTGGCGTCAAATTGGATCGTAGCATCCGATCCTGTTCCCATCGTAATCGGTGTGCTATCGGGGAAAAGCAATGTATCAGCTGATTCGTCCCACAGCGCATATTTTCCAGCAGTATCACCGAACAGCTTGACATCATATCCCGTGCCATCCACACCCACAGTTAGAGTGCCATCTAACTGCGTACTTCCATTCACATCTACACTGCCAGCCACGTTCATCTGATCTTCTGATTCATCCCACTCCCAGAACTTGCTCGCAGTAGCACCAAAGAATTTAACGTCATATCCCGTATCATTCACTCCAATGTCTAGACCGCCCGCAAGTGCGAGCTTACCTGAAGAGTGCGTGACGGTGACATTTGCTGAGTTGAAGTCTAAAACGGTGCCACTAGGCAGATTGACCGTAGTAGCTAACACAGTCAGATCCTGACCAGTATCTCCAATGTTATCTGTGTAGATATTGGCCCACCTCACATCAGTAGCACCTAGGTCGTCTGTGCTGTCAGTGTCACTTTTTATGGCGCTGCCTGATGTAATACCAGCCGTTGCCGTAACCAGACCAGTGTTGGTCAATGTCCCAGAGTTTGTGAGCGCCCCAGAAGCATGAGTTACAGTAACATTGCCATTGTTAAAGTTGAGAACACCGCCATCCGCAAGGAACAAATCCGCCCACATTTGATTAGCATCACCAAGAGCTAGTTTATCTGAAGTATAAGGGCGCATAGATGCAATATCAATATCTACAGCTGGATCTAACGATCCATCAGCATCGTCAGCTACTGAAAACCTAAGTATACCGCCCCAAGCATTAGCAGCATCGTTAGCTACCATCCCAGCAATTCGTGCATATATAGATTGGGTATCGTCGTCTTCTGGCATTGTAAAGTCGATGCCAACACCAGAGGTGTTATCCGTTAGATTACTATCATCTGATGGGTCCCACTCTAATTCCAGGATATTCTTGACAGATCCAGCAGCCGCATCGGTAGTCTTTATCTCTAGCGCACTTGTAAAAACAGTCCCCACTCGCTTAGCGGTTTGACCAATATTCACACCACCGTCACTCGTGGGCATCCAATGACCACTAGTGTCACTTTCCCACCTGTCGGTCCCCTCGATCTTAAGCTTAACAACTCCGTCAGCTGTCGCATGAATCCCAGAGTCATGATCAGCATCCAACCAGATTCCCAATCCACCAGCCGCACCAAACAGGTGTTCTTCTATTGGCCCCGGAGCCAACACAATGCGCCCCGTGGAAGCATGAACAACTGTCACAAATCCGACTACCTGAACAAATTGACCTCCAGTAGGACGGGTAAGCGTCCATTGGCCAGCCGTAGTATTAAGATAAACCGGATATCCAACAGTTCCACCAGATGTATTCAATCCTGTTACTTCATACGCCCTTGCAACGGTCCCCTCTCCAGCATTGGCAATAGCCCCCGTAGCAATACACATACCTGGAAAATTTGTTGCGAGAGCGGCAGTGCTTATAGCCTTTCCAATGGTGGGAATATTTACAGACGATACAGTTGCTGTTCCAGTAAAATAACAAATATCATTCAGGGAAATTGTACCACCTGAATTATTATGGACATAAATACGCCCAACCTCAACTCTGGAGTGCGTTCGCAGATTATCGGCCCGCAGCCCATTATCCTGCATATTCCCATAATCCAATTTGGTTGTATTTGCCCACGTCTTCACGTCATTAATAACCTGAAGAACATGGTTCCAATCGTGCGAAACTCCGTTCGCGCCAAGCTCAGTAACCGATAGATTTGGCATTTTACAATCTTTCGTAGATAAGACCCGCAACCGAGATTTCAATCAACTCGAAATCCGAATTTATGGAACCATTATCCTGAATCTGAACATTGAAATTTTGACCGTGAACACCGTGGTTACCACGACCATATTTTACCTGACTCTCATTCCAGCGACCCTCCGAAGCTTTTGCGGTCCACTCACCACCATCACCCCACGCGCCAAGTCCCGCATCCAGACTAACGGCATCAGAATCCGCCTCTGCGCCTCCATCAGATATCACAGTAACAGTTACGGAATAGTTCGATGATTGCGTCCCTCTGACTCTGGATCTTTGACAAACCTTGTTAAAACCCCCAATACCCTCCTCTTGCCCCGCAAACCCACCCCTAATAACGTTTACGGGAATCGCGCTTCCATTATCCGTAAAGTAATCTGGAGGATCTAGTTCATAAATCGTTCCCTGGCGCCCGCCAAATAAACGCGGCCTTCCAGTTACATCCAACAGGCCATTCTTATCAACAAAGACGGGAAATAGAATATCGCAAGGATAAACACCAGTAACCGAGTTATCCCTGAAACAAACCACCGGCTGATCCAAGTCGCCTTTTATATAGGCAATCAAGCCACGCACATCGAACCTGATCGTTCCATTGCGTTCAGATGCACCCTTCTCCCGAACACCAAAACACGCCTGATCTGTAAATGGCTGGTAACCACCACTCACGTCTCCAAACCTGTTCTCTTCAAGGGCTGGGACCTGATCTATCTCTTTTCCGCGCAAAGATTCTACAATAGGCTCCCAGAGCGGTTTCCAGCCCACAGAACCCCCAGAACCATGACCTCTCGCATAAGCGCACGCGGGGCCGTCATCCGTCCAGAAACACAATATCTTTAAACCGTGTCTGGAAATTACAAATAAGGATCTATCATTAATTGGCCCAATATCTTCAGACAAAGTAATGTGATCCCAATCTTTAGGGTTTGCAGATGACTGCTGGTAAAGCCACATTCCGGTTCGTGTTCCTACAAAAAGAAAGTCTCCAAGCTCATGAATAGCCGTTATCAACTCGCCTTCTGTCCCAGACACAATAATTTTGTTATTTGTTACATCCCACGAACCGCCATCGCGAACTCCCGAAAAGTAAAATTCGTAAGGGCGCGATGGTCTACCAGACACAATAAGCCTGTTCGCATGTTGCGCCAACATAGTGCCAATGGGTGATGGAAATTCTATCGACCCGTCATCTGTTTCTCTTGCTCCGTCAACAGCAGCCCAAGTAGAAGCTCCATCATGTTTTTCAAATTGCGTTCCATTGGCTATGTAAACCTCATTAGCGAAAAGCTGAATATCAGCATTGTCACTCTGAGTCAACGTCCGAGACTGCGCGTCAAACTCGAACGTGTCTGTATTAAAGATGTACGAGTCCGTTCCAGCCAGAGCATAAACCTTATGGGTATTATTGTTAAATCTGGCATATAAACCCGCATCAAACGCAGGAGAACCACTGATAGCCCCACCCGTATTCAAGACGCGGTAGCCGGTATTTTTAGTCAAGGCCCTCAATCGCGCATGATGAAAGTTTTTTATACACGTATAGCGCGGAGACATGTCGTGGAGGTCCTGTCGAATACCTCCATACATATTCCGTAACTCAAAGAAGAACTCACCGTCGCCCATTATGGGCATTAATTTACTCTCCCAACCATCCTGAACTCTATGATCACATCACCAACACCTGGCGCACCGGCATCCGGTGTTAAATCCAAATGAGCCATCACTGGCTCACCGACAAGTATCTTTGCGATGGGATCAGCACCCAGAAACGCAATCCGGTTACGAATGTCTTCCGGCTTTTTTTTTGCACTTGCCTTCTTTGCTTTAGCCATACTAGAAAACTCCCGCTGAAAGATCCGGAATAACAATTAGGTTACGGAACGTCTGCCTCTCTCCTACCCAATCATACATCTCTTGAGATCTAAATTCCAGAGACGCAAGCATCTCACTAAACCTGCGCTTGGTTGACTTGGCAGCCGCAGCAACAGCCGCGTCCAACACCACAACATCATGAAAATCGTCCGGAACAGGAGAGACTACCGCATACGTGCTTGTTGTGTCCGGCGTGGTACCCCAAGACTCAACCGTGGCCCGTAATGTGGTTCCGCCAGTATAATCAGTAATCTCTCTGATTTGGCCAACACCCGTACCAGCCGTGATTACAAGTAACATGCCTATGTAATCATCATCATAAACAGAGGGTGATCCCGTTCGGTAAACATCAGGCGTTGCGGGGAAAGTCAACGTAGTGCTCGTGGCCGCCGATACCGATCCCTCGTGTAAATCTCCAAATACTGGAACGTATGCAATCTCTACCGCATTAGACAAAGCCGTAGTTGGGGCAGGCGTTATCCGAGCCTGCTGATCCTGTAATGAAAGCCTGAACGCCGAATTTGTAGCCGGAACCTTCACAAAGTCATTTATAACTCTATCCCGAACCTGAGATTCATAAACAAAACCCTGGACCTCTCCATTGGAGTTCTTTTTAAGCGCGTGATCCCATCTTGCGCCCAAACGGGCGTTACGTGGAAGATCATAAAGCGGTTGATCGGCCACAAACGTAAGATTTGTGGTTCTCAGGAAAAACGTGGGATCTATCCCGCCAATTTTTCTTACAATCCTGTTACTGGACTGAAAAAGCCTGTTTGCCAGCTCCCGATTACTCCAGTAACCTTCCGTAGGCTCATCCAGGTAGTCGCGTAACGACTCCATCATTTGGCTGGGAATTTCCATTACTGTGTCGGTGTGGGTCTGGGTATGTGCTTCAAATAGGCCGTTGATACTCCAGTAGAATCAACAAGAGCATAGAAAATACCCAACGGACAATGCTCTACGTAATCAGCTGGAAGCATGTAAATCTCTGTGGGTTTTTCGGCTGTCGTGGTCAAGATAGCGATAACAGTTCCTGACGCATTATCACCCTTATATAAAGTAAGTTTACCTACTCCAGCCGTAGAGTTCAGAATGACACCCTTAAAAGCCGTTAGCCCAGCAACGGCATCCTGTCCGGCGTGCTCGGCCAGAGTTACAGTTTCAACAGGAATCAAAGGCATTGATTACACTCCCATCGTGTGATCTGACGTTTCCTACATACTCGTATTTTTCGACATTATATCAGCAATGTCAAAGTAGGGCATCTCCCTGCGCTTGTAATTTGGACGGCAACTCCGATTGTGCGCGTTACGCGCCTGCCGTTGCTGCTCAAGAACATCTTCGTCTGGAACTTCCAAATCTTCCTTTGGAAGATTAATCGCCCCAATAGTCTTATCGGACTCCTTGGCCATCCACTTAGCCACATCACCCGAACGATTTTTTACCTCACTACGAAAACTACGTTCATCAGATGCCTCTACTTCTTCGTTCTCCTGAAGAATTTCCAGCACCCATTCGTTACCACGTTTACGGGAATCACATCTTCGCAACATTCTAATCACCCGCTCATCCAGCGGACGATAAGATCCATCTTCATTCTGAACTGTATGAACCTTCTTGCCATTCCAAAAAATCTGCCACTTGTGAATTATGCGGTTCCACCAAACAGACAAATCTGAATCAAATTCCTTCAACATAGAAACAAACGCCGAACCAGGAATGGGTCTGGGATACATTTTCAAATTCTTGTAACCCACAACACCTATCTGACGCTCAACCCATTCGTTACGCTGGAGATCCGTTGTTGCTTCCTGAAGAATCTTTACCTTGGTGGGCATCTATCATTCCCCTGAAACGTTTCTCGCACTCCTCAAAGCCGAAGAACTCTATTTTTTCCTTTGCAGAAGCTGATACTTCAGCTGCAAAATCCACATCATTGATAAGGTCTTCAAGCATCGCCGTATGATGCCCTAAATCACCAGGCCGCGCAACCAGCTCCGGATAACAGTAAGCCGCAACATCACAAGTATCCCATGCGAAATAGGGGACACCAAGACCCGCCGCCTCCATGGCTGTCCGGCCCTGCACCCTGTAACTGTAATGATCGATTATGCAAAACGCGTTCCGATACAGCTTGTCGATGACTTCCGGGTTTGTCAATCTCGGAAAAACATGATCGTAAATCTTGTGAGATAGATCCGTGCTTTCCCCATTCCATCCTACCATGTGCGTTACCAGCTTTTGCACATTCTCCAGTTTCGATCCCCTGAGCACCCAATGCGGAGTAAACCTCTCGTTGTCTCTGTGGACGGCTATAATCACGTCCTCTTTTGATCGACTCGAATAAGTCTTCGCGTGATTCGCAAGCCAACGTGTATCTACTGGATGCGGACAATAATATATCTCCCGATCCCGCATCTGCGCCCGTAAAAACTCTACCGTCGCATAACATTGGCCAAAAATAATATCCGCGCAGTTAAGGACATCGAAGATCGTTTCTATGTGATGCCCGTAAATATTCCAGGAGTCAATGCTGTAATCAGGATTGACAACGAGCAGAGTGTTACCCGTGATTCGTCTTCGGATCTCTCTAACCGCATCCAGCGTATCGCCGGTAAGTTGAGCATGAATAACTTCATAATCGTTTGGATCAAATCGCGGGTCCCATACTCTTTTTACTTCCCCACGAAAGACCTTGCCCCAGTTCAGATGTGCTGTATGAAACTGCCTCGCAGCAATCTCTTCGTTCGCCATGTGACACAGCTTCGTGGTAGCAAGTATCTGGCAGAATTTCATGTTTGTCCCCTCTGTTTCAAAATGGGGTGGGGGATTTGCCCCCACCCCATCATCTCTCTTGTGAATCTGTTACTGATTACGCAACCCAGGTTGCCTCACTATTGGTCTGCCTGATATGCGTATTCATGTTCTCTTCCGATTTAGCAAATATATGAGGAACATAATCGATTTCCAGAGCCAGAAAAGTAATCTCTCCAGCCGTGTAACCGTTGACTACGTCCGCCTCAATCCGCCAACCCAGAACACCCTCTTTCGCTTCCGCATCAAAAGAACCCGCGTCAATAATGCCACGTGCACTCCGGCGCAAACGCAAGCCGGTGGTCTCGGCAGGTTCGTGGTTTGCAATCGTAGTGTCCAGAGCCGTTGCTGGTTCTACCATCGATTCACCACTATCCGCCTGATCGTAGAGAACAACAAAAGTCACATCGTCCGTAGCCGCAGGAGATCCAACATCCTCGGTCCACCTGACGCGAACACCAATATCTTCAGAAACATCAGCAATCGCCAAAGTTTCAAAATCAAGACACGCGAGCATGTCTCCAACTTCCAATGAAATTCCAGCGTAACCGAAGTTACTGACTTCATTGAAAACCGGCGCACCGGTTCCCATACCATCAAGAACAGTAGACGATCCTGTTACCTGACTTCCAACAAAGTTGTAAAACGGTATAAAGCGCTGAAGGCGCTTCTGTTCTGTATTCCTGTCTCTTATAGCCATTGGTTCGCCACTCCACAGTTTACCCCCCCGACCCTAGTAATATACTATTACTAGAGCCAGGGGATACTCAGCCTGGAATCTAGCTCGTAGCCAGACCCGTGATCTGGCAGTTTGCCTTCGGGTCCCGACAATACATCTCTTCATACTTTGCCAGAATACCCTCGTAGGTCACACCGCCCTCTTGTCTGCTTAAAACGGAACCATCCGTATCGTCCCACTCCCAACCATCCGTCATCTCCAACATGATCCAGGTTGACATGTCGAAACAAGTTACAACGCCTGCTTCGGCATCTCGATCCGCGAGAAACACCGCGTTCGCAATCTCAATACCCTTAAAGCCTGACGGCATCTGCATGGACGTTCCGTAACGCCGATCAGACGTAAGGCTCTGACCGTAGGTACGAAACTGGAAATAGTCGCCTATCACCACATCCACATCTCCCTCGCCGTTCTCTTCAGCCAAAAGGATTCCCTGCATGAGGAGCGAATCAGAAATGGCCGCGCCCGCAGCTGCCACATTAGAACCTTCCCACTCGGGAAAAGTCCCCTTCGCGATACCCATGTAGGTTCCAGACGTTGCCAAAGCCGCCTTGACTCCGGTTACCTCGTTGCCCCTGTTGTCCTCTCGGACCAGATGCGAGTCATCCGCAATCGTGGCGCCCACGGCAGCCGTCATGATAATCGTGGTCGTTCCGGATTTACTGGAAACAGTCTTCGAGTCCATCGATCTCGTCGTACTGGGAGCGCCTCCGGAGTTCGAGTATGCATCCAAAACCATACCGACAGCAATACCCTTGTTACTGTCCAGAACGATGGTTGTTACCGCAGCCGCCACCGCACCATTCACGGTCTCGATAGAACCAATACCGTCACCGTGGTACTGACGGTTCTCATCGTTCTGTGCATCACGCCGGATACCATTCATCTCCACGTCCATCACGCGGGCAAAAGCCCCGGCATCGTTTCGAGACGCCTTGATGGCTGGAAGGTTAAAAACAACCGACCCGTAGAGATACACTGGAGGGATCAAGGCTTCGATCACGGTCTGCGAACCGGATGTTGGAGTTCCACCCGTCGCGGCACGCGCACCCAATCCGGCAGATCCACGAATATTGATCGGCTCCAGAAATCTCCGACCAACCAAAGACTTGCGCGAAGCATCCCTCTGCATCCGCGACAAGAGAATGCGCTTCTGATTGGGAAGCTCATTCATTGCCGGGGCATAGAGTTCCTTCAGCGCCCGATCTATACCACTCGCAGTTGAAGTGGTATATGCTGGTGTTCCTAATGTTTGAGGCACTAGACTTTCCTTTCAATCAAACAGGCGACAGGGTTTATCTACCACCGCCACCCGATATTAACGAAGCCGCAAGGCGCTGGAATCGATCTCCTCCAATCGTATCTCTGGAAGATGTCGATGCATTCACCTTAGAAATCAGATCATCTTGACCCGATAAGCCATCACCCCCTGGAGGAGGTGTCTTTCTGGCGCGATCATTTGTCTCCCTGGTTTCCTTTTTGTCCATAGAAACCGAGGTTTTCACAGAACGATTTGCGAGCTTCGTGATCTCGGACCTAATATCAGCCTCTTTCACGTCATTGCCCTTTAGTCTGTGTGCCCGAAATTTCGCAATGTCCGCGATATCCTCGCGCTCGCCTTCGTCCGTAATTCTATGCCCGTCGAGCCAGCCCGAAATTTTACGGTCAAGATCTCCAAGCGTATTTTCTGAACGCAGATTTGTAATCGTGCCATTAAGCTGTTGTATCTGACGCTGAAAAACCTGAACTACAGGCTGTATTCCGGCCATAACGGATTCCGTCATGAACCTTGCGCCCTCTTCAGACAATCCCTGAGAAGTCATGATCTGTTTGGTAACATGATCTCGCAGGGCCGCCATCCCGTCACCGGGAGCGGGCGTTGGCTTCGAGTCCTCGGATGCAGACTTAACAGCACCCAGAACTTCAGCCATACCCGTCTTAATGGCATCGGTTACGCCGCTTACGCTCTCTGCGTCTCTGACTATCTCGCCCCTAAGAGCCGCGCCGTCTCCTTGCTCGGTCTCTTCCTCGACAGCCTCTTCCACAGAACCGGTCTCCGAAGCCAAAATAGCCTCGAAGTCCTCATCTGAGATATCCAGTATATCGTCAGCCCGCTCCTCGCCTACGACCATTGTAGTCCCTTCCTCTGCCATATCCTATCTCTCCTTACCCTGTTGGGGCTAACTCTTGTGCCTGACCCGATGCGGATACGGCATCAATATTAGCCAACGCACCTTCGGACTGAGGCCCGGAGCCACGCGTATTTTGAACTGCTGCTACGGCCTGCATCTTGGCAGCTTCGAGTGCCTGCTGATGCTGTGACATCAAAAATCCGATCTGCTCCTGTATTTCGGGTTCAAGATCATCAAATTCAGCCGTCTTGGTAAAGTCGCTGTAAATTTGAAAATAGATCTGGTGATTATCGTTACCACGAGCAGTTACAGTGTCAGGATCTAAATTAAACGGATCTCCAACCGTCAAACTCTTTTCCCGTATACCCTTCAATAACCGACGCGCACGTTTCGCATCGAGAGAAAACTGATTTACAAACCCAGGTACCTCCAGAATATCCAAAACCTTGTTCGCAATATGCGGATCTTGAAGATTAAGAAGTCCAGTAGGGAGAATCTGAAAGATTTTCTGTTTCTCAAACGCATCACTGACCACAACCCCGCCAGCCATATCAATAACAACATCCCTGGTGTTACCGATATCGGCCCCCTTGAACGTCCGCAGCTCAGACTCTTCATTTTCACCGACTATATTTACCAGGCGTTCGAGTGTATAGGTATTTTTGATAATGAGCAATTTTCTGCGCTCATGTGCCGCAAGACCACGCTTCCAGCGTTGAACTTGAGGATTAAACCTTCGCAGTGCCTGCTCGGCAAGTATCTGGGTCTGCCCAAATGTGTCCACCCCAGAGGGTTGATTACCAGTAAGAATTTCAGTTGTGCCAATAAGAGATTCAAGATCACGAATAACAAATTCACGTTCTTGGACAATAGAGGCATCGAGTCCAACAGAAGGCTTGGGCATCGGAGCATGGCCTCCAGACTTCCTCCAATCCCAGATAACCCGCGCACCCATTCTGCCATCAATTTGCCCAATATCTGCCCCTTTTGGCTCAATCCATTGGGGGTTAATGTTCTGCTTGCGATTAGCCACAATGGCTGAGTCTATAGCATTGAGTCGCTTTTGCAGTGGAATCGCTGGCTGCATCGGAGATAAGCCCCAGAACTCACCAGGAAGCACACGATACCGAACATGACGATAAGGCAGTTTCCCTTCCAGATATTCCTCCAGAGGCCCAACGTGTACGGCTTTGTCGCCAATAACCATAACCGTCCGGCCTTCGGGAAAATAGTCAAAAGACGGTTCCGCCCTGAACGTTTTAAGAAGAACATACTCGGTCTCATTCTTTTCATAGAGTGGCTGTAGTTTGGAGCTAAGAAAGTTACCAAACCCGTAAACACTGATATCTTCTGCAACAAGACCCTCCGTTGCCTCCTTGCCAAACATATTAATCGCCTGAGCGATAGTCAAAACCTCTACTTCGATCCCATAAGTAACCGCATCCGGATTATCCACAAGCTCTGGGTACCAATTAAGTGGGGAAATCGCTTTTTCCCACACCTTGCCAACCTCGACATCTTCCATCTCTATCTCACCGGTCTGCTCGTTTCTCTTCTCGGCCTTACGTAACTGCCGGAGTATACTACCATCCATATTTGTTACCGCAGTAACAGACCCGTCCGGATTCGTTATCTCTACCGGCCCCCCATCCTGAACCTCAAAAACAGGACGCCTTTCTGTCGCAGCCCCAGGATCGAGCAAGGCCTTCAGGATTACATTGCCCGTCGCAATCAAAAAACCCGCTCCGGAAGCATGAGTCTCCTTCGTATCCAATCGGACCTCGGAGTTCTCATATGCCAGAATTTCCGTAGAACGGGCAGCGGCATCGATATCATCCTGATCGTCAGAGAACGGACGACCCTTCGCTGTTAAATCCTGAGACGTAAAGATATCTATCAGCCGGTCAAACGTCTTTGCGATATAGTTGGTCTGGGGACGAGGAACCCAATCTTGAACGATTGCGTTCTGGTAGGAACTGGTAGCATCATCCCATTCAAGCCAATGTTCATCGGCTATAAATAGTAAGATCTCACGCCACTTCTTCTCGTGGCCACGTTTCGTATCCTTCAGATGCTCCCACATGGAGGTAACAAACGCAACATTCTCTTTCCAACCGGGATCTCCTCGTTTGGTCAGAGGCGGAGCCTTCATGGACGCAAATGGATTGCCCGATGCAAATCCCTGATGACCCTTGATGCGATCTTTTGCCATGTGTATTACTCCAAGTAAGCCCGGTAACGGGCCTTTCGACCCGTAACCGAGCCGAGAGATAGAAAGACACCAGAAGGGACAGTTCTGGAATCCCACTACTACTTGGCAATAATACTACATCTTGTGCCAATAAGTCAAGGAGTATAATATCTTGTTATAGCCCTGACTGCACGTAAGGCACTGTCTTTATAGAACTTATACTCTTGGGGGGCTTGATCGGAATCTCGGATGGTTCCACCACGAGAAAAGAGAGGTTCTCCGGTGTAACTCTTGAAGAATTTAGACCACGCGGAGTCCCCCTCCCAGGCCTGACCACCCTGAACAATCATAAGGATATGACCATTCAAAGCTTCACATTCAACCTGAAATGCCAGAGGGGCGTCTTCAGGTAAGTTACATAGAAATAACGATATAAGACCTGGGTTATCCATTATCTGCATCAACTCCGACTCCCCAAAAGACTCCAGGGGCCGAATCTGTAACTCAAACCTTTTCTTGTCCCCATCCGGATCTGGCTCATAGACCGGAGAATATTGCTCCTTGCCATCAGGACCCTCCAATATAACTCCCAACTGATGATCCGGATTCAAGCCTGACTGAAACCGATTCTGGGATGTGCGCTGTTCTGTTGGCTGATCGAGCGGGTCCAGCGGGAGAGCACCCTCCGAGCGAGGTCGAGTAAATCTGGACTCTTCCCCCACGGCATCCAGAAAACCATCAAGATCATCTTCAGTCACATCGAACCTTCTACTTCCTCAACGCCGGAAAGCGACTTTTCTTGATTCAGCGGCCCATAAAGACCGTGCCCCTTGTGATGCATGGTTTCAACATCACCTGGACGATTCGGATGCGGGACCTCTAGCGTATCCGGGTAACGCGTCTCCGGTAACTTGGAGTTCGCGGCATACGCTATATCCGACCACGCCTCTTTCAAATCATCGGTCAGCCGCTTGATTTCTATGCGATGCGTCACCAGCATCCACCCAATTACCAACCACTGAAGTCCCACCATTACCATTACCATCCATTCCATCTCTCACTCCCTCTCTCATGTTCCATGGACAGATTCAGGGCCTAAACCAACCCCCCTATATTGGAAAACTCTTTCTGTTTCAGCTTCCGCGCCAGACGCTCTTCGTTGTCCTTGACCGGAATACGCGAGCGAAGACGCGAGTCCGAAAAATCAACTTCGGACAAATCTAGCTCCTCTTCCGCATCAGTAAGCGGGTCTACATAACCATCCTCACGAAAATCATCAGTAACATCAGCCCACTGCAACATCTGGATTGCGATCATCCAGGCAAAAACAAGATCGTCATGAGATCCGGCGATGGCTTCCCATCTACCTCTCCTGTTACGAGCAAACACTTCCATTTGATCCAGCAAGGGTCCGGAACAGATGCTCGCAGAGCCATCACGCAAAACCATAAGAGCATCATTGCGAAGCATCCGGCGCGTCTTTGTGTTTGTGTTCCATCCAATCTTGTCGGTTGTCTTGTCGTATGGCCTGCCATCGATGATGCATTGGTAGTGCAGGTTGGGATAGTCTTCATTTTTGAGATAATATATCGGAGTAAGATCAGCCACATTCTCAACGCCCACATAGGCATAATTATACCACCTTCCAGCCATGTCTATGAGGGCACCAAATTCATCAGGTTCCAGCTTTCCAAAGTATTCCGCGCAAACTGACAGGGTGTCACGCTCAAGGATCTGGAGACAAGAGTCGTCTCCATCAGCCAAACCCTGAGCAGGGTCAGCGCCAAGAACATATCTATGCCCCGCCACCGGTCTATCGTATACCCTGAGCAAGCCATGCTCCTGTGGTATGGCAATAATCGCCTTATAGGTCTCTTCCGCCGTAGGCGGAGCCACGCCCTCCGGTAAATACTTAACACCCCGAATCGGAATAATACGCTTCTTCTCTTCATATTCGAGATCGATAAATTCAGGCTCTCTCTCGTTGCGCCGTTGTTGTGCAATAAGTGTACGCGGGAACGCAAGCTGTATCCCGATTGGAGTGAACATCCCGTATATACGGGCCTCGCGCTCATCCGCCTCATAACTCGCAATCATCACCTTCTTTTCGTCAGCCGGAATAATACTATTCGGCACATCCTGAAGACCCCAGAAATGAAAGTTGATACCTGGAATCTCTGCCCTTCTCGCATAAAGATCAGTGTGAACCCAAGAGATGCCTATTTTCTCATTAAAGATCGGCGTAAAGGTAATAATAATCTCTCCGCGTGGGCGACCCCCAACCGGAGTTGTCCGAGCAAGACATTCCTGATAAATATCTTTGGGTTGCTCTTCGTCCATGTGGATGATGTGTCGATAAGTTCCCTGAAATGTTTCACGACCCTGAGAACTAAATCGGAAAGTAATGTGCGACCCATTGGAAAAAAGAACAGAATTACCCTTCCATCCATTCTTTGCAGTATAAAGACTTTCATCAGCCAGCATATCTTGAGGGATGAGATCATAGTAAGTCCTCTGGCAGATTTCGCGTGAGCTGTCTTCCGTATCGGACACTACCCAGACATCACACGGCGGCCTGAACCTCGCGGACGGCATCTTGGTAACAGGATCGATGCCCAGACAGGCAGCTATGGCCTCAGCCGCCCCTGAATATGTCTTGGAGCACCTGTTACCGGTAACGGCAACTCTTATCTTGGATAAATCCATATGGAACTTGAGCGGGGAACTCTTGCGATTACCATCAGGCATAAAACCCGAATCAGTATCAAAGGGCGCGTAGCCAAGTATCGGATTACGAGGAAGCGACGCCAGAACATCGCCAATGGCCGGAACTCTCCTCATAAGATCCTCAGCCCCTGGAGGATCAGTTACCGTAAGAGCCTGATATTTAGCAAACGCTTCTAGGACATTCACCTGATCCCGTCCCCTTTAGAAATTGAAATCATCTTCATATCCCTCATCCGCATCAAACATGCCAGGATTCCAATCCACCTCACATTCTTTCATAAAACGATAACGAGCCACCTGATCGATCTCATCATAAGAGACCAGTTCGTAGGCCGCGTGAGTACAGCGCTCCTGTCGGCGCATCTCTTCATCGTGTCGGTGTCTGATCTCCATTGCGTCTACGGGATTAAACAACTTCTTCCCATTATGATATTGAGCATTCAGATCCACCAACTCTGATAACAGGCCCGTAACCGGCTTTCGCTTGAGCGGTAACCGCATAAATTTGGCAAGTTGATCCTCATCCTTCAGAGGCGGCACCTTGTCGCCTTCGTGTGGCCCGTTAATTACATAAATTCGTATTTGACCTTCCATACTAGGACCTCACAACAAAATGCGCCAGACGTTTAAGCCAATGCTTTTTTGGTGGATTGTCAAGAACCAGAGCCTTCTTAAGTGCCCCAATGCTCTTGCATAGATCTAATAACTCAGACTCCGCCACCTCAATCCTCCACTGAATTTCCTTTTCGATCTCAAGAATGGTCTCATATACTCCATCATCTCTTATCATACTATTCTCTTTGGATACGGGATAGAGTGTGGCTTGAGACGTGTATGCATCTGACGCCTCCATCTGCGATTACCATAAACGCCAACATACTTCAGTTTGCGGGGGACAGGAATCAATTCCTTTTCTGGATACATACTCTGGATAAACTGCCTGTCCTGCGTACCAAATCTGGACTTTAAAGTCCTCGTTGATATTGATTTTCCATCAATAATATATCCAGTTGCATCGGATTTATCAGACTTAAAACAATACCAATTCAGTGCTTGATATATTTGACCAATCTCTCCCGCTGTAATATCGGCATACGCCAACACCGACACATTCCCCAGAGACTGACAAACTGAAGCGATAAAAAATGACGCCGTGTTCTGCGGCGTCCAGTGAACACATGCACCCCTGGAAAGATACAAGGCGTCTTCCGGTATGACCGAGAGTTTTGCGTTATCCAGATTACTCTCTGTCCTCTGCGAAAACACCAGCGCACCACCGCAATGCCCATCAAAAAATATCCCAAACATCTTATTTATAAATGGCGGCATCGTCCCCAGCCACTCATATTCGAGAATAATCTTTTCTGCCGTAGGCCGATCTATCTCCCGTATTTCCGTGTCCTGCAAAGACAGATTGAGATCCCCCCACCACTCTCCAAACAGATCCAGCGGCGGAGCATCCGAGATCTGTTCCCGGATCAGTCTCTGGTGAGCCTTCACCGTTTGCCTCCAAAGTATTCTACGGCGTGTCCATCTCTCACTAAATCCTCATTGAGAATTCTACAATCAGTCTTCACAATTCCCAATACGCGACCGAACTTGCCCAATTCCTTGGACAAGAGCTTAAACTGAACACCTCTATCACAGTTTTCAGAAAACCAGTCCTCTACATACTGCGTTGCCGCCTTACCACGTTTCTTCTCCTCCAGGTCCCTTGTCCTGCTCTCTGGTGTGTTTACCCCATGGAGTCTGATACGTTTATAGATGTGAACATCAAATCCCAGATCTATGACCGCGTCCAGCGTGTCACCGTCCACGATCCTCACCATCTCTGCCCGGTATTCAAACATCGCCAATTCCTCTTTTAATATGGGGAGCCGGGGTGCCGTGCTTGAGTTCCCTCGGTTCTTATCCCCCGTGCGTGTTTGCCCGTAAGGCCCGGCCCGTTGTCCCCACTCCATAAAAAAGTGTCTCTCAGGAGGGATACGAGTTGGAGGAACTCATACCCCTACCTGAGAGACCAAGGGAAAGCAACCCCGCGCACGGGGCTTGTAGCAGAACGAACCAGAACAATGCCCGCAACCTGAATGGACATCATTCTAGGGCATCTGTTGACCAGACAGAGCACCCATACAAATAATACGCCTTTATTGACACAGTGTCAAGCAAGATCTTCACAGTATAATGATCGTTTTCCACGAATGCGACCATTATTCGGCCCACCAGTACAACCATGGTATAACCATAGTATAACCATGGGATAACCATAGTATAACCATGGTTATATAGTAGCTAGGTTACATGTATATAGATAGCTGTGGTAACGTGGTGTTACTTGATCTTTAAAAGAAGCCTTATAAACCTTGTCCCCAAGATATAGAATATAACCAGGTAAAGACCTTAATCAGATAGGGACAACCAGTTCGCTTGATTACTGCATACATATTCGAGTAAAATAAGACAAAATATATCCGGGAGGTGGGACTTCGCCCTTGATTGTGTGGATGTCGATCCCTTTTATCGGAGGCCGGGGGAGCCTTTTCCCAGTAACGCGAATCGCGTAACTGTGTTTACATAATACTACTTATGCTCGTTCCTCGCGTTACTAACATAGCACTCCCCTTGCCATAAGGCCGCCACACCAGAGGCCAGAGGCCGCCAGAGCGGTCAAGGGATGCGGCCTATGGCGGCCCTGCGCGGCCATATGGCTTTTTCTGGAAGGTCCGATATCATCCCTACGTTACTGGACCACACCTTGGTTACGGGTAACCACAAGGCCTCTATGGCCTACCACAAGCCAAGCATATGATAGGACCCTATCATATGTATGCCATAGACCATATGGCCCTTTGCCTTGCTTCATTGGCATACTTTTCGCCAAATAGGGTGCAAATTAGCACTAGTCGAATATGGGTCCATATTCAAGGCCTTGCTATCCTGTCAAGGCCTTTTTTCATATTTTTTTGCCATATGTCAAAAGAGTTATAAATGCTTATCCTGTAGTGGCTTATGCTCACCTATGGTGGCCAAGATGAATGAATATGGCCATTCATCTTGATTTTGGACCTATTACATAGTAAGTTCTTGTCGAGGCCAACGAGGCCCATAGCAGTGAACCCTCACAAAGGGCGGACCACATGACCATATGTGAAGAGAAGGGATGCAGTAAGCAGGCCGACAAGCACTACAGGCAAGTGACTTGGTACTGCCACCAGCACTATATGAGAGCATATCGGCAGGCCAAGTCACTTGAAAAA